ATCTAAAGAAACTGAAAAAGCAGGAACTAAACTACTAAGCACCAAGAAACCTGAGAAATCCGTATCGCCTGATTATAAACCAGCAAAGGCATCTGGTATGACTCGTGCTGAGAGAATGAAGCAGCAACGTAAAGGTGAAACTATGTTGCGTGGTATCTTCAAAGATCAAGAGACTGCGAAGTATAAGAAAGAAACTGGAACTAATCCAGATGCTAAAGGTAGAACCAAGATTATGGGTAGAGTTCACAAGAGAATGACATGAAGACCTTCCAAGAGTTTTTTAGCGAAGCAATTGAACAACAAACACAAACAAGTTACGGTAGTGGTTCTTCACCACAATCAGGAACTCAAGGTGGTTCAACTAAACCTTTTAGAGAAAGACCTAGACTTGGTTTAAGTTTAGGTTCTGGAGATAATAAAAAGAAAGGTAGAAAGGCAACGCCTAAAGAGAAGCAAAACATTGCTAAGAATGCTGGGCAAGAGGTAAAGAATGCTGGACAAAATACAGCAGGTTCTACACAATCAAGAAAACCTCAACCATATAGAAGTTCAAAACCTGCTGATAAATCATCCTCTAAGGGTGGTGCAATCGCAAAGGTAAGTAAACCTCAACCTGCTGCTAAAAGACCTGCTACAGTGTCTTTTAGACCACAATTAGGTACAGCACAAAGACCTGATCTTATGAAAGGTAAGAAAGCATCACCACAGTTAGGTTCATCTCCAGAACGTAAGAGTTTGAGTAGTTCACCTGTAAGAACTGCGCTCAATGCTGCACCTCAACGCAAGGCACTTCCTGGTAGTTAAAGTTAGTAACCACTAAAGTTCCTCTGTAGTGTAAGACACACGACAACATGAACAACTCTTCACAAGTGCTCCGCGAACTTCAAGAACTTCGTAAGGTGTGGCGCACACAAAACTTCTCTTACACTAAAGAGCAGCAGTCACGTTACACTGAACTGACTGAACTTCGCCGTGCGTTTGTAACATATTGGAAGGAGAATAAACTCGTTTGGGTTGGTCCTTCTAACGTAGGCAAAGCATCAACTGAAGCACCTGCTGTTTGATTAAAATGTATTACGATTGTTCTGGTGCTTGGATTGACTCACGCGGTCGCCGTCACAACTTCAATATAGAATCTGATCGTTCTGAACGTTCTTTCATTGAAGATTTGGTAGAATCAATGTATCCTGCCGAAAAGGTTATTATTAACTCTGTACGTCCAGTCTGTGACTAATAAAGTTAGTAACCTCTAAAACTCCCTTATAATACAGCAACTAACTTGATGACCGTAAGTCTTCGCCCCCACCAGCAAGATGCACTTAATGCATTACAAACCAATTCTATTGGTCAATGTATCTTCCCCACTGGTGGTGGTAAGACATTGGTCGCAATTATGGATGCGGTAAAGAGATTTGAAGTCTCTAGTCCTCGCACTATTGTTGTTGTTTGTCCTCGCATCTTGTTGGTTGAGCAACTCTCCAATGATTTTCTTGAGCAGGTAACTAATGCTAACGTCCTCCATGTTCACAGTGGTGAGACTAAGCATTTCAGAACTACAAAGACTGATCGTATCCAACTGTTTGTTGATATGTGTCAGACAGTGCGTGAGCATGTTATCATCTTCACCACATATCACTCTCTGCATCGTATTGTAGACGCAGACATTGATGTTGATACGATTTACTTTGACGAAGCACACAATAGTGTTCAACGTAACTTTCATGAGTCTGTAAAGTATTTCTCTCGTCGTGCTGATCGTTGCTACTATTTCACAGCAACACGTAAGACCTCGGTGACTATCAAGAAACCAGGAATGAACGATAGAGAAGTCTATGGGGACATCATTGCTAAAGTTTCTGCACCTAATCTTGTTCAGGGTGGGTATATCTTGCCACCTAAAGTCAAGGTGATTCAGATGGGCAAGCACGACAAAAAGAGTCTGACGCCACACATTGAGAGCAACAATGTGATAGAAACTATTGATCAAATCGGTATCAAGAAGATTCTTGTTTGCGTCAAGACTAGCAGACAACTTATCAATCTGTTTCAGACAGATTTTGCTGATGACCTCAAAGAGCGTGGATACTCTTACCTCTATATCACATCCAAGACTGGTGCTGTTGTTGATGGTAAGAAAGTATCTCGTGAGAAATTCTTTGAAATTCTCAATGCTTGGGGCAAAGATACTAGCAAGAAGTTTGTTGTACTTCATCGCTCTATTCTGTCTGAAGGTATCAACGTCAGTGAGTTGGAAGCAGTCATTTTCCTACGCAACATGAATGTGATTGAGATGACTCAGACTGTGGGTCGTGTGATACGTTGTGGAAGCGATTCTAAGACCTTTGGGATGCTCTGTGTGCCTGTTTACAGCAATGTGGGTATATCCACCGAGAAAGCATTGCAGAGGGTTGTAGACATCGTTTTTGAAAAGGGTGAAGTTCTTGATAGTGTGGTGCGCCGATGAAGATAACATATACCAAGACAAGTGTGCTTGATGCTAAACCATATGAGGAGGGATTCATCGTTGGAAACTATGATGACCCTATGATGTATGCTGCTGTTCCTGTTGCTGGAAGCACAACTAAACTTGCTATTGTTCATCAAGCAAATGTTCTCAAAGTGTGTAGAAACAAACAATCAGCAATCACCTTTATAGATAAACACAAGAAACGGAGAAAGAAATGAAAAAGTGTAGAACACTGCGTGAACTTGATACTCATGTAAAGGCACTAATCCGTAAACACGGTGATACTGGACCTTGTGCTGCATGGGTGATAACGAACGATGATTTGTTGACTGAGGATGATGATAGTGAGAAAGAGGTAATACTTGCTCCTAATGAAGCAAAGATGGTCCTAGCAGAGATTAACTCTAGTGACCATGATTATATCGTTGATGAAATCTTAACAGTTGTTGATAATGAGTTGTCAACGAGAGGATTCTAATGTATAATTGTTAGTAACCTCCAAATCTCCTCTATAGTGTAGGCACAGTCCTGAGATGACTAAAAAAGCATCACTCTACAGTTTCAACTTACTTTTAAGTAAGAGAATAAATGACCAAAATGAATCAATTTTTCTCAGAAATCTTAATTCTTGGATACAAGTCCAACTCTCAAGATAATCCTCTTCATGAACAACAGGTTGAAGATTTGCTGATCAAGCATAACATTCAATACGAGGCACAACCTAACGGAATCCAGAACAGTCCTGATTTCAGGGTAACACTGGAGGATGGTAAGACTGTGGACATTGAATGCAAGTCATCTAAGCAGACATATCCCACCTATAATGGTGGTTTGCCAAAGAAGGGTGTAGTTTACATCTTCTCTAGTGCCAAATACGATGAGACTACTGTATTCTTTGCCGATGATGTTGTCAGCGATAAGAAACGTCAACAGTTTGCTAATCTGACTGAAGAACTTAACGCAGTTCTGAAACTTCATCAAATGGATGAAGAATGGCAGGAAGATTCACGCGGATTTGACTTTTATATCCGCAACATGTATGTTCAGAATGGTGCGGGTAAGAAGGATTATTTCAAGCATTCTGATCGTCAACAGTGTGAATCTAATGTCCTGAATCACAACTGGGGTTGATACCTCCCATTATCTAATTCATTTAACCGATCTAATTTAATTCAATGTCAACCTCCAAAGAACTTCTTCGTCAACGTCTACTTGACACTTTTGATCCACAGCGTTTATTCAAACTTACACAAGTTTATAAACTTATGCTGGATGATACTCATACTGAAATTTATGAAAATCTTAAAGAACCTGAGTCTACGATTCGTCGTGATCTTCAAGAATTGCGGGATGATAATATCTTAACTTTTCTTGATAATGAGGGAACTTACTTTATCAATTCTCACCCGAACGTTGATTTCAAAGAAAATATCTTTGACCTAGATCAGTTAAAGAAAAACGGTCGTATTTATGAGTGGAATGATGAGTATCAAACCACCAATGCTCCCGGAATTGAGTTTGACTGCTGGATGATTGCTCATAAAGATGAGGTAATGTCTCATACTGTTGCTCGTAAACTTAATATTCCTTGTCAAACTCGTGAAGGTAAGGCACTATTTTTACGGACAATTGGTAATATCACCAATGATATCATTGAAAACGGATATGACTATCGTTGTTTTCAACCTGTAATTGAAGAACTTCCTGAACCGATTGAATTTGAAGGTAAAGTTTATAAGTATATTGTTCGTGATGGTAATAATCGTTTTGAACTTCCCTGGACTTACTTTCCCTGTGCCTTGATTAAAAGTGAAGATGAATATTCTTCACTTCAATTTGGTGCGATGGCAAACAATCCTAATGTTAAGGATAAAAAGAACGATAATACTCCTGAAGATGTGAAACGTATGATTCGTCTTGGGTTCAAATATGGTAAAATTGCTCTAACTCAGGATGCAGTTTACAATATCCTTGCCAAGAATTATAAGGAAACTCGTAAAAAAGATCGTCGGCAATTTGTTGCTGAAATCCTCAGTGAAGAGGGTGTAAAAGTTTCTATTGAACCTTATGATAAAACTAAAGCGGCAAAAGATCTCAAAGAAAATTATGGTGTAGATCTAAATCCAGACACTGATCACATTGAAGGTTGGGGTCGTGGAGCAGATCATTATCGTAAATTCTTTCACATCTATGAGAAGGCAACTGCCACTCCTGGAATTCATCTCAATGAATATGCATTTCTTGAAATGGGTCAAGGTGTTAAAATTGAACCGACTGAAGAAAATGTAAATCAACTTCGTCTTAATCTTGAATCTGAAAAAAAGATTTACATTACCCATTGCTGTAAGGTTGCCGATCAACATCGTAGTGGACAACTTAATCAAGTTAATGTAAAATGGATGGCACAAGTTAATGAAACTGAAAAATATAATGAGTTCCAATGATTATCAAATTCTAACCGGTAATTGTCAAGATGTTCTCTCCACTTATGGGGAGAATTTTTTTCATGCTTGTATCACTGACCCTCCATATGGTATGGGTATGGATACATGGGATTATGCTGTTCCCACTGTAGAGATCTGGCGTGAAGTTTATAGAACTTTAAGACCGGGTGCATTCTTGTTATCTTTCTGTTCTCCTGAATTGTATCATCGTATGGCGGTGAATGTGGAGGATGCTGGTTTTATTATTAAAGACCAGATTATGTGGATGACTACAACAAAGATGCCTAAACATAACAGATTGAAACCTGCTCATGAACCGATTGTAGTAGCACAGAAACTATACAAAGGTTCTCTACAAAGTAACTTTGAGCAGTGGGGATGTGGCATCATTGATGTAGAGAATGCCCGTGTGCCATGGGATAAAGAACCACCGAAAGGTTGGGTTGCTGGTGGTGCCAAACGTCGCACATTTGGCAAGGAAGGCAATACAAAGGGTTCTGCTGCTGAGTATGGCACAAAGGACGCAAATCCTGATGGTAGGTATCCATCAAACATCATTGGTGAGGTGCAACCAGCGCATCAAAAATACTTCTATGCTCCACGCGCAACCCGTAAAGAGAAGGGAGAAGATAACAACCATCCTACTGTAAAACCTGTGAGTTTGATGGAATATCTCATTAAGATTTACAGTCCTATTGGTGGACAAGTCCTTGATCCTTTTTGTGGTTCAGGTACAACAGGCGTTGGATGTATCAATAATGATAGAGAGTTTGTTGGCATAGATCTGTCAGAAGATTATACACAGATTGCCAATGAACGTTGTGATATTGTTAGTAACCTCCAAAGGTCCTCTGTAGTATGGATAGCAAATCAAACAACCCTTACGTGAACACCCTGCTTGAAATGGGTTATGATAAACAGGACGTACAGGTTGCGTCTACAATGTTTCAAAAGAAAACGTTTCCATGTGTGATCCACGGTCGCGCATTTGAGACTGAAGAACAGTATTATGCTGAACTTCATGAATATATGAACGGAATGTAAATGAAGCGATTAAGTGATTCTAATCACTTCACGATTATTATTAGTAACCTCTAAACTTCCACTATAGTATGCCTAACACTCACCTAGAACACGCAGAAGACACCATCTTAACTGGTGATCTTTCTATCTTTGATGCACTCTACAGCAATGCTTATCACATTAGTTTGAAGATGGATGGTGCTCCTGCTGTTGTATGGGGAACTAATCCTGCTAATGGTAAGTTTTTTGTGTGTACCAAAGCAGCATTCAACAAGAAAAAGATTCGACTATGTTATACAACAGAGGACATCTTTACACACTTTGGACATCAAGATGATGTAGCAGATATATTGTATCTTATGTTGAAATATATGCCTCGTGTTGATGGCGTATATCAGGGTGACTTCCTTGGGTTTGGTAGAACAGAAGTATTTTCAAATAACACACTAACATATATCTTCGGAGAGAAGATCTATCAGAAACTTGTCATCGCACCACATAC